CTGTTTCTGGTAACGCGACATGAACCCAGCGCGTTGCATCTCCAACGAACGATAAGTATCACCAGCAGAAGTCGGCTTGAACGGCTTGATTCCGTCAGTCACCGCCGCAGAACGCAACGCATGATACGCGTCAGCGGCCAGGTGGTGAAGCCACCCGTAAGGCTTTACCTCAACCAGCAACGCAGGTGGTAACGCTCCTGGTGTCACCCCACGCAAATCCGCTGGTAGCACTACGGGCTTGACGGGGAACATGAGTCACTTCTTCTTCTTGCTTGGTGTCGCGGAGAAGGCATCCTTGATTTCATCGCTAGACAGATTGCCATCAACGGAGGCCGCCGCAAGTTTCTGAACCACGCCGATTACCGCCATCGCGCCAGCCATGATTGCCGACTTCGCCACGGACACCCCGATAACCGCACCCGTGGTAATCGCTGGCAACGCGGTGGCCAGGAACAGGCTGAACAGCCTTTGGCCGATATCAAAGAACTTCGCAATCGTCGTATTCTGCTTGATACCCATATCGTTAGTCATCACTTTCGCCTCCTGCCACGCTCGCCAAGAACAAGTGTAACAGGACTGCTAACGATGTGAGAACTATCGCCTGAATCAGGGTCGTACCCGTCAAAGTCAATAGGACGAGGCCAGTCCCAGCCCACACCCAAACATTCTCAAGAAGATAGTCACGCCATTTCATCTACGCCGAGAGGATAACGGAATAACGAAGGTCGTGACTACAACCGCGTTCACCGTCTTTCGTTGCTCATCAGTAATCCGTGAACCATCATCCCAATCAGCCTTACATAAGTAAGCCCATTCCCAAGGCGGTTCAGTTTCAACAGGCCGACATTCAAGCGTCTGCGCCTTCGCGCCAGGTGCGAACAGGCTGAACGATACTGCTGTGAACAGCGCGACCAGGCCGCTTCGCTTCACTTCCTACTCTGGTAGTTATTCGGCTACTTCGGTAACAGGTGCAACGAACGCATCAAGTTCAGCATCGTATGTGTCACCGATGCCAGCGTACTTAGAACGGAAATTTGCGTTATAAGAAGTTTGCTTCCAAGTAACACCTGAACCATGAACCGAAGTCAGATAAGCAACGCCTACTGCTTCTGATTCGGGGAAGTCCAAGTTTTGAATGTCGTCGTTGTTCACGACGCTAACTTGAAACACCTTGTTGTCTTTGTCTAACCATGCGAAATGTGCCATTTGCTTATCCTAACTTACTTGGAACCTTACATAGACAATGCCTGCTGCGCCATTACCGCCTGCTGATGCACCATAAGTACCGCCGCCACCAGCACCATAGTTCACACCATTGTTGCCCGTACCTGATGTCTTTCCTGCGACACCACCTGTTGGCGCAGTACCACCAACAGACGAACCACCACCGCCGCCGCCAGCACTAGCCACATAGGAAGTCTGAATGAAGTTTGAAATGTTCAAACCATTTCCGCCTGCACCACCCGTCGTGACACCAGCACTACCTGTTGCATTGCCACCTGCTGACGAAAAACCGCCACCGCCACCGCCAGCGGCATCAGTAGCACCCGTTCCACCATTAGAACCTTGTATGCCAACACCACCAGCACCAGCATTGAAAACACCACCGCCGCCAGACCCACCGAAACCGCCTGCTGCCCCACCTGCCCTTGACACGCCGTTTCCACCGCCATAGCCGATGAGGTTGCTCAAAGTTGTGGTGAGTGTGCTGTTGGAACCTCTTGACCCGTTTGCGGTTGTGGAACCACCAGCACCAGCCGCACCAACATCAACGGTGTAAGTCGTGGCTGAAAGGTAAATAGTCGTATCGGTAATGCCGCCGCCACCGCCGCCAGAACTCTCATTTGCGGAAGCACCGCCACCAGCACCGCCGCCGCCGCCAACCAACATCACATCAAACAGTCCAGCCTTTGTCACCGTCAAAGTGCTATCACCCGTAAAAGTCAGCAGACGATAATTCACACCACTCACCGTGATGTTGGATTCAGTTCCACCTGATGCGATTCCATAGTTGTTGATTGGATTTACTGTGTAACCCGTGCGACGACGAACATACACAATGCCCGAACCGCCGCTGCCACCAGAACCACCAGAACCGTTAGCGCAACCACCACCACCGCTTGCCGTATTTGCAGCCGCACTAGACCCGTTCGCAGCAGAACCGCCCGCACCACCAACAGACGAACCGCCCGCACCACCCGTAGTGACACCACCGCCACCGCCACCGCCACCCTTGAACAAAGATGAGCCACCAATAAACGCAGACACATCGTAACCAGCACCGCCAGCACCACCCGTGTTGCTTGAACCACTTGCGCCAACAGCAGCAACACCGCCACCACCACCGCCAGCACCAGAACCAGAAGCCGTATTTGTGCCATCGCCGCCAGCAAAACCAGACACACTTGGATTCATTGAAACAGCACCTGTACGCAACGCAGTATTCGTTTGCGACAAACCGCCACCACCACAACCACCCGTGGTAGGAATCGTTTGTTCCTGTCCTTGCCCACCACCGATGCCACCACCAGCAACATTCAATGAACGATTAGTGTTCCCCAAACTTGAACCAGAACCGCTTGTATAAACGGTAGAACTTCCAGCACCGCCAGCACCGATTGTGATTGTCGTGTTGGCTGCAAGATAGACCGTTGATTCAAGTACGCCACCAGCACCGCCACCGCCAGCAGCGCGTGTCGTGGCTGGCAATGCGCCGCCCGAACCGCCACCACCGAACATCAACACATCAACAAATCCAGGGGTTGTCACCGTCAAAGTACCGTCACCCGTAAAAGTGTGAAGGCGATAAGTTGTCGTACCAATCGTGATATCTGATTCAGTACCACCGCTGCACACAGCAGGCGTAGTTTCCGCTTGCGTCGCAACATCAGTTGTCTGCGATGAAACATATCCCAAATAAGAACGCGTCATTCTGCTACCTCACTTGTCGGCGCAACAAACTTAGAACCATCCCACACATCACCAATGCCTGCATACTTTCCGCGGTCTTGACCTTCAATCGGATTCGCATTGTACGAAGTCTGCACCCATTCACCAGCAAGACCGATACTTGCGATGAACGCTTTGCCTGCGGCTTCTGTCGGCGCGTCATCATTACCCACAACAATGACTTCACAAACGACACCGTTTTCCACTTTTGCGAAATGAGCCATTACGCCACCACCAAAGTTCCTGTTGAATCCCACGCATACCAAGTGTAAGAACCGTCAGTTCCATTCGTTGTCGTGCCTGTCGTTGAAATTGAAAGTCCTGCACCTGCGGCTTCTGCGGTAAGCCAACGCACTACGACGCGACCAGAACCGCCGTTGCCGCCGTTTTCACCATCGCCGCCGCCGCCGCCACCGCCGCCACGATTGGCAGTTGCGTTTGAGCCTGCCGCGTTACCGCCACCGTTGCCCGCGTTGGTGCCTGCTGTGCCGCCTGTGGTGTTTCCGCCACCGCCGCCGCCGCCAGAATAAGAAATAGTTGAGCCTGTGTAGTTGTTTGTAGATGCTACGCCGCCTGAACCGCCCGTATTAGACGAACCATTACCGCCAACACCACCAGCACCACCACCGCCACCGCCAGCCGTGGCACCACCACCGTCACCGTTGCCGCCGTTGTTGCCTTCACCAGAAACACCTGCTGCGCCATCACCACTTCCGCCGCCACCGCCAGAACCACCGTTGCCAGCCACTATTCCTGCTGTATGACCACCACCACCGCCACCGCCGCCATTGGCTGAACTTATGAAAGATGATGCAGTACCGTTGCGCCCATAATTTCTGTCCGATGTTGCCCCTGCCCCACTAGCACCAACCTTCACCGTGTAAGTCGTCTTTCCGATAATGCCTGAGCCTGTCACAAAACCGCCAGCACCACCGCCGCCAGCCGAACCTGTTGCCACATATCTGCCACCACCACCACCGCCGCCGACAAGCAAATATTCAACATTCAGGAAAGCCATCGTCGGCACAACCTGCGACGACTGCGACGACACATAACCAAGTTGGCGGCGAGCCGTTGCCATACTTACGCCTCAATAGCGTTCACGAAACCCGACAACAAAATCACATCAGCAGTACCAGCAAAAGCCTTCACAACTTTCGCGTTCTGCAAGATAAGTCCAGGGATTACCGTCACCAAACCTGCTTCGGGCAACACGGTCAATTCAATGTTTCCATCAGCAGCAGTAGCAGTACCCCATTCAATTGTCAGTTTCACAGATGAAGCGGAAGTGTTGTTTGCATACAGCCAGATTTCGTCAAAGGTTCCGACAGTAGTTCCAGCAACAGCAGTATGCACCGTAACGGTTGCCGCTGTGCTTGTACCTGTCACTTTGATGGCCATGCCATCAGTAGAACCTGACAGTTTCTTCTTCGTGTATGTTGCCATTTCTGGTGTCCTTTCTAACTGAACACTTGAACTTGAAGCACATCAGCGCCGCCGCCGATGGCCTTCCACGCTGAGCCGTCATAGACCTGAACCTGGTTCACATCCATGAGGTACGACATCATGCCTTCCGCGAGCACTGGTTCCCCCGTGCCACCGAACGCGGCTGTACGGGCGGCCTCATCAGCGAACCTCATCACGGATTGGTCCATGAGATAGGTGTTCACTTGTGCGGCAGTAAGAACCGCACCCGAGGTAAAGAGTTTCGCGCCAGCACCAGCCATAGTTATCCGTATCCTAGCAACTAAGTGAGCGCGTTGTCGGCATCCATCACGCCGAATAGGACATCGTCCAGGATGAACGGATTCAGGATGTAGGCGTCGGCCATAGCGATTTCAAGGCGATGCGAGGAAGGGGTAATCACATGGCGTAGGCGTTCAATGCTTTGATATTTGCTTACGGTTGAAGGTGTTCCCGTCTGATAGTTGCGTTCAACGGTGATGGTGTCACCGAGTTCAAGTTGGTTACAAGTCAATCTGTCACCAGAAGTGAACGAGGAGACTAGGAGTGCCATGTTGTCAAAGCGGTAGGCAGGCTGGGC